ATCTCGACCGCGCCCGTCGTGGCCACATACGTCGAGGCCACCAGTTCATAAGTCAACGCAATCGTCAGGCCCGAATCTGAGAAGGGCCGAATGTCGTAGCCGCTGCTGTTCTGGACCTTCCCGCCATTAGCCACGGTCTTCAGATCCGCATCCGTGACCCAGATCGCCACAGGGAAATCCGTGGAATCCACGATCCCACACTGCGTGTGGTCAATCGTGACGGTCTTGTAGTAGGTGAAGGCCATGAACAGCAGGAGATGCAGCATGTCTAGCCGCCCGCAAGTGCGACCCAATCCGTCGAGAGCTGGGACTGCAGGGAGGCATCCGTGGCGTCCGTATTGATCACCGCCGCACCCGTCGCCGCCGAGAGCGTGAGATTAGAGCCGGTGACATTCGTGCGGGTGACGAGCCAGCCACTGATCTGTCCCGCATAGGCATCAAGATTCAGCAGGGCGGCTTGGGCATAGGCAATGCTCTTAGCCGAAGAGCCGCCATTGTTCAGCACCTGCCACGCGACCGTCGCCAGCGCGGACTTGACCCGCGCCTTGAACGTCGGAGACCCACTCAAGGCTTGCTGGAGCAGGGCATCAGTAATCGCCATTACGGAATCACCTCCACATAGGTCAGCACGCCACCCACCGGCACCCCGGCTGACAGATTAATATCCAGCGCCTCGCCGGCCACGGTCTCAAACCAGCCCCACTCATTCGGGCCGAGCACGAAGCCGGTATTCGCAATCTCATAGAACAGGCCAGAGACATCACCCGTCGTATGGGATTGAAACTTCACATTGACGATGCCGCTCGAAGTCAGGGCAAAGGCTAAGACGGAAATCTTCTTGCCAGCGACAGCCGCCACCTGCGTCGTCGCCCCGCCCGCGCTCGCGGAGACGACCGCGTGCTTCACCTCCGACTGATTCGACTGCAGCCGGAAGGCACTGGACGTGACCTCGGCCACCCCACCGATGCGGGTGGTCATCCGCGCACAATGACGCGAGGATTCACCGCCGCGCCGATGCGCTCGTTGAGTTGCCCCTGGAGCCGCTCGAGGGCGACCCGGGCATCGCGGTATTCGGCCTGCGCCTCATCGACGTAGGCGCCGTGCTGTTGCTGCACCGCAGAGAGTTCAGCCTGTTTCTGCGCAATCGCCTCTGCGGCAGACGCCTGCACCGACTGCAGCGCCTCGGCCTTCTGCTCCGTGGTGTCAAACGCCTCGTCTAATTGATTGAGTAGTTCACTGGAACTGGATTTTGCCACGCGGTCACTCCTTACGAATCTGAGGCCAAGACCCACACATCCACCGCGCCGCTCGTCACCGCGGTCGCAATCCGCACCCGCACGGCGGCATAGACGCCGGAAATCGAAATGCTCGTAATCTTGTCAATCGCGGACCAGTTGGCTGTGGCGAGGTTCGCCCACGTCCCGGTATAGCTGGGACTGTGCGCCGTCTCCACCACCACTGAGCCGGCGCCAGAGGTATGGTTCCAGACCACGTAAAACGTGGACTCCACATAGCGCCCAATGTAATCATCCGGCAGCACCGCGACCGCATCCTGCGTCGTGACGGCCTGCATGATTTTCTGGAGTGGGACGAACAACACAGCCATCAGGACTCCTACGCAATCTGGCCGTTCAGCCAGTTGAAATCTGCGGTCTTCCCACCGGTCCCCGGCGTCATACCGGGATCCTTCGTGCGCAGCCGCGGAATCTCCACGTTGTTGTCGAAGATCACCGCCCGCGCCTTGCTCGCATCGTTGATCAGCGTCACATCTGGCGGCCGGCCAAAGGGCCGAGCCCCCTTCTCCGCCAGCGAGAGCCGAATCGCGTCGTAGTAACCGGGCGGCAGTTCATAACTGCTCGTGGTCAACACGATGTCATCGAGCAGCACCCGCGTCATCAGTTGCACGTCATACGCCGTTGTCGGCACCGGCCAGAAGTAAATCTTCCCGTTCGGATAATCCGGCTGGTAATACAGCGAGGTCGGAATATCCGAGGTCAACTGCGGCACCGACTGATTGAGCCACCACACCGCATCACGAATCGTGATCTGCCCGTTGAAGTTCACCGTCGTCGCCGGCAGGATCAGATTCGCCCCGTCAATGTCCACCGGTCGTGCCGTGGTCGTAAACGTGCCTGTCGGCCCGATGGTATGCGGGAAGAGATTCGGCACGAGCGTATACGTATCAAACGCGGTCGCATACACGGCGCGTCGATCCGCATTCCAGGCGTTGAGCAACGCCCGCAGCAGATCCAGCCATTGGGCCAGATCCGCCGCGGACATCGTTTCGCCTTGGCCGAGGGTGCCGAGTTCAGTCGCCGCCGAGGCGGCGATGGCTCGAGACGTGACCAACATCTCAGGGGCCTGTCGGTCCCGTTGGGCCGGTCGATCCGGTCGGTCCCGTCACGCCGGTCGCTGGACCCGTTGGGCCCGTGCTGCCCGTCGGGCCGGTCACGCCCGTCGTCGGGCCGGTCGCACCGGTTGGACCCGTGCCGCCTGTTGGACCGGTGATACCACCCGCCCCGCTATAGAGTTCCGCAAAGTTGGCGTTGATGTCGGCAATGTTCTTGGACGTGAACACCCCGCCACCCAGGATCGTGATTCGACTCATGTCGTCTCCGTCTTCCGCGGTCGTCCGCGCTTCTTCGGTTCATCAGGCGCCGGCGGCTCCAGGATCAACTGGTAGGCCTCCGGCGCAGGCCAGTCTGGTGAGGGGGCGTCCAGGCCACCGGCCTGCAGCGCCGCCTCATACTCAGACGCAGTCTGCACGATGAGAAAGACCCCGCCACGCCAGTAGACGTGACGGGGAAACGTCTCCGACACTTAGGCGTTCGACGCCGCGATGGATCCCATCCCGATGACCTGGTAGGCATCCGAGGCGTCGCCGTTTTGCGTCACGCCCGTGACGATGATCACGAACCGCTTCGAGGCTTGCGCCACGATGGTCGCGACAGTGCTCTTGCTGTTGCCCTGCACCAACGTGCCACCCGTGCCGACCGCGATGGTCAGCGTGGTATCGCCCACGTTCACCACGTCCAGCTCGAACGAGGCCCCGACCGAGCAGCCTGGCAGCGCCGCATTGAGCAGCGTGGCCGTCGGCAAGGTCGCCGTCTGGGCGTCGTCGCAGTTCACGATGAGCACACCGCCGAGCACTTCCGCCGCGGTCAATGTGCGCGCCCCGCCGACGGTCGTCAGCGTCATCGCTGTGGCGACCCGCGTCGGGACGGGGATCATGCCCATCCGCGGTTCGCCGGTCAGCGGGGAGAAACCCGATCCGTAAGGCATTGTCATGTGATTCTCCTCTTAACCGCACGCAATCGCGACGGCGCAGTTGTCCGAATACAGCGACCCGAAGCCCATCAGGACATCGAACCGGTGGATCATCTTCGACTGAACAGGATCCCAGGCTTTGACGAACCGAATCGAAATCCCCGTCTCGGGATCCCGCTGCTGGCTCGACATCTCGACCGCCTTCGGCGTCTCGAGCTTGACCCCGACCAGCGCGAACGCATCGGGATGAATCGCCAGCCCGACCTTGCCCACTTTGCCGTTGGGGCTCGTGGTGCCCGGCCAGAGGACCAGCGCCGTGGTCGCGGTCGGCAGCGCGTTCACGTTCTGATACGGCGAACCCGGGCCGTAAATTGCTGGCGAGATGCTCAGCGTGGCCGAGGTGCCCGACGCCGTCACGTCCGCAAGGACCGTGACCTGCATCGTGGTCGCCGTGGTCGTCGTGCGGCGGGTCATCGGGTTGACGGCATAGAAGCCGGTGATCCCGATCTTGTCGCCCTTCTTGAACGTGTCGCCGTTGGTGCAGGTCACCGCAATCGTGGTATCCCCGCTGGCCATCGTGGTCGTGATGGTCACGGCGCCGGCCCAGGTGCCCGCGGTGTGGCTGTAGAGCGACATGCTCTCATACCACTTGAACCCGCTCAGGCGCCCGAGGGAGCCTTCCTTGAACAGCCGCGAGACTTCATCATCGGGCTGGAACAAGGACTGGATCGCCGGCGTCAGCGAGGTATTGACCGAGGGCGGAATGATAAAGCCCTTGTTGCCCGAGGGCGGGCAGGCTTTCTCAATCATGCGCTGCCGGGCCTGCATGGTGATCGTGGTCGAGGTCGGGTCCGTCCCGAGCACGCCGACGACGTTGTTGGCATGCTGATACGCAAACTGCGTGAACCGGCTGTCAATCTCCTGCGCGATGTAACTCATGCAGGGATCGAGCACCTGATCGCGGAGCTGCGCATCCGGGCGGGTGACTTCGAGGGCCTTCTGCACGTCGTCCCATTCGAGATCGACGCCGAAGACCTGATCGACGGTCACGGTCGTGTAAATGCGGGTGACGGCTTGCGGGTTATACCCCAGGCCGGTGCGAATCGTCGGCTGGAATGGACGCGGGACCCGGACGGTTTCCCCGACCGCGAAATCCCGTGTAAATTCCTTGTTGTAGTTCGTGTTGCCAAACTGCGCGACGGCCAACTTGTTCGTCAGCAGACGCAAGCCTTCCGTCGTCAGCCAGTCAACGACATTCCATGAATTGGTCGTCGGCATGATCGGTTACTCACCTTCGTCTCGCCGCCACATCTCGCGCATTTTGCGCGGCCTTGTAACGGCTGAAGTCCCCCGACGCCAACGCAGCATCGACATCATCCACCGGCGCCACGGCGCGGGTAGACAAGCCGTCCACGGGAGGCGGGGCACTTGTTCGCGACACAGGAGGAACCGACGACCCGAAGAGCACCGCGTCGAGTTTGCCGAGCTCGTAGACCGCCCGCCCCGGGGGCAGGCTCACGATCCGTTGAAACTCCTCGCGATG